CGCTATTACGAACGTCCTTTACTTTTAACTTAAGTATATCGGATATACGTAACGCTGAGTTAATTCCGATAGTGAATAATAATAGATCGCGCGGCTTTCCAGCTAGCGCCTTTTTCATTTTATCGATATCTCGCTTCGTGCGAATCGGTTGTACTAAACCGGCCATATGTATTACCTCCTGTTATTTAATGTAACGTTGTCTCATTTTGTTACATTCGTTTGATAGATTCAGTATAACGGTTATTTTTTCCATAGTCAATTATAAATTACGAAAGGAGACGGTTAATATCGCATGGATCAACAGAGAATGGTTCGATAGAAAAGAACGTATAGAGAAGATCAATCAATTACGAAAGTACATCGTACCTAGAGTACGTAACCGACACAAACTTACTGACGATGAAAAGTTAGAACTCAAAACGTATATCAACGAGTTTAACCGTCTCCAAGATATCAACCGAGGAGAAACGGATTTACTATTTTTCGCTTATAACTATTTCGGAGAGAATCGAAATAAAGACAACACTGGCAACTGGATACCAGAATTTCAAGTACCGGATGGTTTTAACTTAGATAACATTACGGAATATGCACCACATTTCCACGAAGAGATATGCGACATCATGAACGTAGTATCGAACGATGAGATTAACAAGCGGGTAGCAGTCGCAGCACCTCGTTCGCATGCTAAGTCGTCTTACTTATCGAAGGCTTTTCCGATTCATGAGATTTGTTACCGTAAACGTTTTTACATCATTTTAATTTCGGAAACTCCTTCTGTATCTAGCGCTAACTTAGAGTGGATTAAGTTACAGTTACAATCGAATGAGAAATTGCGACGTGACTTCGGATCGTTGCTACATACGAAGCAACAAATGAATCCGAGAGACAATACGTCAGAATTTATCGCTTGGGAACCGAAAGGGAAAGATGATAAGAAATTACTGACGTTAGTACAAGCGGCTTCCACTGGACAAGCGTTACGTGGTCGAAACTGGAACGGTAAACGTCCGGATTTAATCGTATGTGATGACCTGGAAGATAAACGGAACACTAATACGGCTCAATTACGCCAGGAGTTGAAAGATTGGTTCGCTCAAGTAGTAATTCCGTTGGGTGATCCGGAAGGGAAACGGACGGCTATCGTATTTATGGGTACGACAGTCCATCCGCAGTCCTTATTAATCGATATTATGGAGCGACGTTCTGACTTTGAATCTCGTAAATATAGAGCGTTAATTACTCCACCTACTAGGCAAGATTTATGGGCGGAATGTGAAAGTATTTATAAAGATCGAGAGAACAAAGCGAGAGCAAGAGACGCTGAATTATTCTTCACCGCTAACCATGACGAAATGATAGAAGGCGCTGAAGTACTTTGGGAAGAAGTGCAACCGGTATTTAAACTGATGAAATTCAAATGGGATAACGGTAGTAAAGCGTTTAACACCGAGCTACAGAATAACCCTATCGATGAGGAAGTAATGGTATTCAACCCCGATAATTTCAACTACTGGAATGATAAAGAAATAAATCGTAAGTTTCCTAGCGATGAGTACTTCATTTCTATCGGAGTTGATTTAGCGATGGGGAAAGAACGCGGTGACTATTCAGCGATTTCAGTCGTAGCTAAGCATCGAGAGACAAATACAATTTACGTTATTGACTCGTATGGCGAACGATTACATCCCGACAAGTTCATGAAAGTAATCGTTGATAAGGTACTTTATTTTCGACCGGACGTAATCGCAGTCGAAGCCCAAGCGGCACAGGAATTCTTCGCTGATATGCTTCAAAAACGTTTGATTTCGTTAGGTTATCCGGCAAACACTCGCTTAGTTAAGGTAAAACAGAGATCACGCAAGGAATTACGTTTAGAGGCGTTATTACCACGAATTGAAAGCGGAGAAATCCAATTTGATAGAAGACATTCGTTGTTATTAGAACAATTTCAGTATTACGGAACGAATATGCACGACGATTTGCCGGATAGTTTAGAAATGGCCGTTTCAGCAGCCGGTAATAGTACGGCGGTAGTAAGGACGTTAGCAAAACGAATGCGATAGAAACCTAGAAAGGAGGTAGCTGATGAACTTACCTTTAGTAGATTACAACATTTTAAATCCGCACAGTATGGACGAATTGTTATTTTCACCGTGGCAACAAGCTATCGGAAAAGAAACGTGGCATCGAATCAATCGACAGATTCGTTACTACGAGTATTATGACGGAAAGCAACATGTTGATCCAAACACAGGACAACTCGTAAAAGCTAGAGAACTACCACGTCCAGACGGATTGGATTACGACCCAACACGTTACGCTACGAATTACTTTAAGGTTCTAATTAACGAGAAAGCACGTTGGCAAATGGCAGGTAAACACGGTATTTCTGTATCGCCTACTCAAATCGATTCAATCGAAGAAATGTTAAAGCTCGATTACAAACCGTCTGAGGAGCAAATGATTGAGAACCAACGAGCAGGTGATTATGAACGTTTATTGTACAAGCTTTGGAAAGAAAACAAGATGCGCGAAAAGTTGATACAAGCAGCTCGCGACCGATTAATCGTCGGTAGAGTCGCTTGTAAAATCGTATTCAATCCAAATAACGGTAAAATCAAATGGGTTTTCCGTCCTGATACCGAAGTAATACCGATTTATTCGGATGATGATTACGACGAATTAGAGGCGGTACACTTCGTTAACTTTAAACGTCTAAATGACGAGGAAATTATCTACAAACAAACGTTTAGCCTCGAAGAAGGGCAATGCTACCTGGAAGAAGGTTACTACGATAAAACGCTGAAAGTTGTCAAGGAAATTCAGCCTAAAATGGCAATGGGCATCGACTTCATTCCAGTAGTACTATTTCCGGTTAATGATTTGAGCGCTTCGGACGCAAATAATACGGAAGTTGATGATATGAAAGAACAAACCGACGTATTGAATCGAATGAACGAAGACGCACTCGACTCACTGAAATTTGAAATGTTCTCGATGACTGCTTTATTAAACGTGCCTGACGGAACAGCAAACAAATTACAGATTGCTCCAGGTGCTGTAATCGAAGCGAAAGGCGGAATGGATGGAGTAACGCCGGATATTAAGAAAGTCGAAGGCGGTTTCCGTTGGAAAGAAGCGTTTAAGGATCAATACGCAAGAGTAAAAGGCGCACTTCATGAAATCACATCATTACCGCAAATCGTACCTTCCGAAATGAACTTCGGGGGTTTAAATAGCGAAACATTACACGTATTGTTCCACGATATCATCCAAGAAACCGAAGAACATTGGTTATCGTGGGGTCCGCGCTTAGAGGAATTACACGAAAAGACAATCAGATATTTACAAGCGAGGGTTGACCGACAAAAATTCGGATATGACCGCGAAGTCGTGAAAACAATTGGAGACAATTACGACAATGAAATTCGATTTGTACTTCCTTTACCGGATAACCGCAAGGAATTAGTTGCATTGTTAACGGAAGAAACGACCGCAGGCTTTGAATCCATTGCCGGAGCGATGAATCGTTTAGGTGTAGAGAACATCACCGCTAAAAAGCAAGAAATTTCAAACGAGCAACAACGTCGAATACAAAAAACTGATCCATACGGAGGTAGTGAATAAATGAAAATAGTAGACCGAAAGAAAACGTCATTCAGATTACGTCTAGGGAATTTACAACACTTTTCAGACCCTAACCCTGGCGATCCACAAGACCCGCCAACGCCGCCTGAACCACCAACACCACCTACGCCAACATATACTGACGAAGATGTTCAGCGTATGATTAGCGAGGCTTTGGCGAAAGCGAAAGCAGAAACTGATGAAAAGGCGGAAAAAGAGCGACAAGAGGCAGAACGTAAAGAGCTGGAGGAGAAAGAGCAATTTAAGAAGTTATACGAAAACTTGCAGCAACAATTAGGTGAAGAAAAGGCGAAAGCGTTGGACGCCAAGAAAGAAACGATATTAGTTAGCGCTGGATATTCAACGGAGCAAATCGTTTTAATTAAAGACCTGTTAAAAGGCGAGACGGACGAGGACTTAAAACAGTCGTTAGAATCCGTAAAATTAGCAGTTTTACCTTTAAATAATGGTGCTGATCCTTCTCCTGGAAATCCGAAAAGAGGTAATCCAGAACCGAAGGATTTAACAGACGTTGGTCGCGACATGTACGCGAGATTAAAAGCCAACGGAAAATTATAAGGATAATTAAGGAGGAATATTAATGCCAGTTTACACACCGAAATTTACAGAAAAACCGTTTAAGAGTGGTAAGAACATTTTAGCGAGTGAGCACCTGCAGTATATCGAAGGGGGCGCGACATTAGACGCTAAGAAATTTGGTGCAAAATACGTAGATTGCGGTACGGCTATTGCTCGCAACACAACTACAGGTAAGTTTGAACCGTATAAGGAGAAAACGCCAGGTACTTTAGAACCAGGTTTCGACGAATTTGCGATTCTAGATATTGATTGGGATTGCGATGGTCAAAACGACGGAGTAATAGGTCAAGTGCTTGTACGTGGTTCAGTGTACGATGCAAAACTCGTAGGCGTGACAGACGCATTTAAGAAAGCAACACCATTAATTCGATATGTAAAGCACGTGTAAGGGCCGTTTAAATAACGGTCTTTTTTATTGCAAATTTTTAACGGAAAACTAAGGAGGAATTTAAATGTCAGGTATTACACAATTAAAGGAATTTCAAAAACCAGCGCTTCGCGGATTAGTTGACGCATTAGAAAAGGAGAAGCTTGACACACCTACGCTTGCAGACCGTTTCTTACCGAACGACCAAATCTTCTCTACTACGTTCGCATACGACGTAATTAAGAAATCAAACCACATCGCAGCAATGATTGGTTACGGCGCAGAGCCACCGGTAATGGACCGTGATGCAGTAGCGTCTAAAATGGGAGAACTCGCAAAGATGGGTCTTAAATATATCGCTACGGAAGAGGAATTGTTAGCGTTAAATCAATCACGTTCTGACGCAGAACATAGCGCAATGATTGATAAATTAGGCGCTAAAGGTGCTGACTTAGTAAAAGCGTTACAACGTCGTGTGGATATCGCTAAATTAGAAGCTGTTACTAAAGGTAAATTCGATTACAACAAGAACGGTGTAAAAATCGTTGTTGACTACGGTATTCCAGCAGACCAAAAGATCGCTTTAACGGGTACAAATGCTTGGACTGATGTAAATGCTGACGCACTAGGTAACTTAATCGAATGGAATGATAAGTACTTAACTGCAAACGGTAAAAAAGCAGATGTTATTTTAATGACTCGCGAAACACAAGCGTTATTACAAAAGAATAATGGAATCATCGGTGAGGCTCGTGGTGTAGCAAAAGACGGCGTTAA